GCTGCCTTTGCTTGATTAACGCTGGCAATGCTTGAGGCTGTGGGTGCTGGGGTAGCAATCGTTTGCCCGGCTGTTATCTGCGTAAATGAAATGTCGGTTTGCGCTTTGTCTAACAAAGTTTCTAGGCGCTTTGTCGTTAGTTTCGGGTTTGCTAAAATCTTTTCATACTTCGCTAACACGCTTTCTAAGCCCGCTACTAGCGCTTTGCCTTGGTCTACGCCTGCTTGGTAGAAACGTTCCGCGCTATCTAGTCCGAGTTTGGCTGCCACGTTTTGTACGGTCTCGACTAATGCGTTAACACCATTGGGGCCTGTAATGGCTTCTTGGCCACCTGCCACCAATTCGGCTGCAATAGCCGCGCCCGCTTCCGAACCAGCATTTAGCACTTCGCTTAGGGCTTGTTCGCTAAGTCCTCGCTTAAGCAATGTGTCAACGTTGCGGGCGTATTCTTTTACTCCGGCTACTTGGTCACGTAACCCGGCTAGGAAACCGCCGCCAGTTTCTACGCCTGCTTCTTTAGCGTCGGCAAAACTAAACCCGGCTTTTATTCCGTCGGCAACGGATTGCCCAAAATCTCGAAACGCGTCTTGCGCGTCTTTTAGTTGGTCTTTTGCGTCGTCAAGCGCGTCGGCCAATTTGTCTTTTATTACGTCATAAAGGTCGCTAAGTTTTTTGGTTGCGCCGCCTACTTTGTCGTCAAGGCCTGCCGCTTCTTTTTTGGCTTCACCGGCAGCGTCGGCTAAACGCATGGTTTGTTGTGCGCTGTTTTTAAGGTTTTCGTTGTAAGCGCCAGTTTCTTTAGTGCTTTCAAACGCTTTACGTAACAATGTGAGCGCGTTCCAACCAAGGGTAACTACGTTAGACATTTTTGAAGCAATGCTTGTAAATTTGTTTATTTCGTCGCCGCTGTTTTTTACTGGCGTAGGTAATTTTTCAAACGCTTGCGCCAAAAACGTAATGTTTTGAGTAGCGGTTGTTGCTTGATCTAAAAACGCTGCACCCAATTTTGCTTTAACGTTTTCAAATGTGGCCGCCAATGTTCTTTGGCTGTTGGCTAGTCCGTCGCTTGTTCGAATAAAGTCGCCTTGGGCGTCGCCGGTCTGCTTGTAAATGGCGGCTTGCGCGGCCAAAATCTTTTGTTGTGCTGTTAAAGCGCCTGACCCGTCGTAAATGCCTAGGGCCATTGCTTCTTGTTTTAAGGTTGCGTCATTGAGCAAAACACCGAAACGGCGCAAAGGTTCGGCTTCGCCTCGTAGCGCGGCGCCAATGGCCTGTACGGCTTCCTCGGGGCTTGTGTTATTAAACGACGCTAGATCGGTAGCAAGGGTTGTAAAGTCGTTGCTAAATAGCGCTAAATCTGTGCCTGCTAAACCCGCTGCTTTACCGAACGTGCCAAACACGCCGGCAGCGTCCAAAACTGCTTGCTTAGACTGGCCAAGGTTTTTAGCGGCGCTGTTGGCAAAATTCTCGACTTCTTTAGCGCCACGGCCAAACACAACGTTTACTTTGCTTAGCGCTTCTTGCATGTTTGACGCGGCCGTAATCATCGGGCCGATCACACTTTTAACGGTTCCTACCGCAAGGCTAAAACCGGCTACCGCACCCGCAACGTTTTTAGCGCTGGTACCAAATGCCTTAAGTTGTTTGTCGGCTGCCTGTACGCCAGTATTAACAAACGACGTAATAATCGGTATGTTAATTGCCATTACTTAACCCTCTGCTTTAGTTGCGTGTTTGTGCGTTTTTCAACGTCGCTAATAACCGATTGTATGTCGTTTTGCACGGCGTCACGGTTCTTAGTTACGGCCTTGTCAATAACACGCGGTTGGCCGCCTTCTTGGCTGTTTAGGTTTGCCACAAATAGGCTGCTTACGTTTCGCCCAGCATGGTCATAGATCACGCCCGCTGGGTCGGTTGATTGCACAACCATTAGACGGTAAGGCTTGGCACCAAAAACTACTTGTTCGGTGTAACCGCCACGGTTGAAATCTACGTAGCGTTCACGGCTTGGGCGTACACCTACTTTAATTTTGTAACCTTTTTGTACTTGCTGGGTTCGCCAGTTAGTTTCACGTCCTTTAACTAGGTTGCCTCGAACCATGCCCGACAATGGGGCGCCGTTGCCTTTGCTGTTGTCAAAATGGGCCACCATGCTGCGGGCTTCGTTAAGAATTATTTCACCGCTTCGCTGTATTCGTTTGGTGATTGTGCGCCGGTAGGACGGGTCTATTTTGTGCAATAGCGCCAAGGTTTCTTGAATACCTTTTACCTGTAAAACTGGTTGCGCCATGGGGTTACCTTTTGTTTCTTTCCCCCAAAACTTTAGCCACCGTTGCTAAGTCTTGCGCGTCAAAGACTTGCGAATACCAATGCGGCGCCCACCCTGTTGCAACTAACAGTTCGGCTAATTGCCGGCGGTAGGTGCCGCTTGGGTAGGGTTTGGGGCCTCTTGCGCGGTTACCTCAATGTTGGTTACTTGTTTGCAATACGTGTCAAATTCTGACGGAACAACAATTTTTGCTTGCTTGCTTGCTTCCCAAGCCAAAAACAACAAGTCTTCAACGCCAATACCGTTTGCCATGTCGGCTGCTTTGCGTTTAAAGCGACGTTCCCATAGCACAATTGTAAAAAGGTTTGTACTTACTTGGTACGTGCCTTCGTGATTGGTTACTTCAAGGGTTAATTGCATGTGTGCCTTCTTTCGTGTCGGGCCGATTGTTCGGCGCTATTTATGCAACGCTGTAAGTGCCACCAACAAACGTAATGTCGATGGTAGAAAGTTCGCCCAAAGCGGCGTTAACAACTGGCATTTCAAGCAACGCGCAATTAGTTAGGGTAAAGAGTTCCCCTGCTGCGTCTACCACTACGTCAATGTCGCTGTTGCCAACAAGTGCGGCCAACGTTGCGTAGGTCTCGCTTGCTGCGTAGGACTGGTAAAGGGTAAGGGTGACTTCGTGGTTGCCCAATCCTGCTTGGTACTGGCGCGACGTCTGTCCAAAAGTGGTGTTTTCCAACTGGTCAAAACGGTGCGTAAATACGGCTGCGGTGCATTGGTCGGTTAGCGAAACGCTGTTTACCGAAACGCCCGGGGTTGCTAGGTAGGTGCTTGTTGCCATGGTGTTTAACTCTCTTTCGTTGCTTTCTTATTTTTAGCACCTTTTTTTGGTGCGGGTGTGGATACTTCGTCGGGTTGCTCGTCGTTTATTTCGGCAATAAAACCGCCCCACAAAAGCGCGGGTACGTTTGTGCCCGGCTTCGGTTCGTACTCTGTGCCCACTTCACCTATTCGAGGGCTTTTAATGATGTAGTACATGTAACCGCCTTAGGACGTTTGGGCTTGCATTTCAATAGTGAGATCATACGCCGCTAATTCACTACCACCGATTATGGCAATGGTTGGGCGGCCGCTGGTTACTGCCACATTTTTGCCTAACACTTTTGCGGCCATGTTCATTAGCGAACGTTGCGCGTCAAGGTTGCCTGGGCCAAGGGTAATTAGGCGCACGGGAAACGTGATCTTTACGATGTTGTAGTTAAACGCTTCAAATGATGGGGCGTCAATAAAAGCGCATGGCGGCACAATGTTGCGCGGGTCGTTGACTACCTGCAACCCTGTAACGGTCTGTAACGTGGCTGTAAGGTCGTCTAAGGCCTCGTTGAATAAGTCGGTGTATGCAACAGGCATTAAAACACCGCGGGCCTGTCAATGCCCAACAATTGCTTAATCATCGGGCTAAGGCCCATAGACCCGCCAGCGGCTAAACCGTCAAAGCCTGCAAAGTCGGTTACTGCACCGCGTTGACGGTACAAAAAGCCTGCATAAGCAACGGCACCTAAAAGCACGGAAGCATTAGGAACCGTGGTCAGGCTGTCGCGATAATTTGCCTCTTGTCGTCGGCGAAAACAAAACTCGTTTGAAGCCAAGCGACATTGGGTAATAAACGTTTGATCGGCAGCGGTGGCTGTTCCTATTCCTAACCAATCCTCAACTTGACTATCGGCGGTTATCCATGTGCAAGTAGGTGTTGTTGTAAGGGTGCCAGTAGCCGGGCTAATAATGACATTGTCCGCGGTCTTAGCAAACAACACTTGATGTTGGATTGGCTGCTCGGGGTCATACAAAAAGAACCCGTATTCGTCAACGCCTAAAAACCGAAACGGTGGTAGCGCGTGGACTGTGTAAGAACCGTTAAAGGTTGCGTCTACACCCGCAAGGGTAAAAGACTGACCAACCTCTAACGGGTCTGCGTTTGTAAGTAGTACGACAACCGCGTAGTTGTCAACTATGTACTTTTGTGAGACCGAATAGACGGCCATGACGGCCTACCTTTCGGAAATTATGACTTAAGAAGTTTTACGAACTTGGTTGCGTCTGCCATGAACGCGGCTGCGTAGCCACGGAAAGCAATCGTTCGGCCAAGGGTGCTTGGTACGTCAATTGAGATCGCGCCCTTTTGCTGTTCGTAGAATTCGAAGCCTGCTGCTGCGCCTGCTGCATGTCCTACGACACCTTGCAAAGCGCCCGAACCGGTACCGCCAGCCATGTTCTTGTCAACGACAAGGACAAGACCCAATGGGTTGCCGTTCCATGATGTTGCAGCCGAATTGCCAAACGCGTTTTGACCAATAAGGTTTGGTGCGCCGACGTATGGGAATACTGGCTGGCCCGTTGACGTGGTGAGCATGCCCAATTTCGCCCATGTGATTGGACTGACGAAATAATGGGTTGGTAGGTAGTTGCTGCTGTTGCTGATTTGGTATGCAGCGCCGTAGATCGCTTCAATGAAGTCGGCTGGCGATGACAAGTCAGCAACGGTTTCGGATTGTGTTACACCGCTAACCATGGTGTCAACTGCGTAATTGTCCGTGGCCTGTCCGTAGGCGATTGCTAACTGATTGATGACGATGTTGAGCGAATTTGGGTCTGTCCAGTCGAGGTCTTGTTCCGACAAAGTGACGTACGTTCCAAAAGTCAATTTTGAAATGTCGTTGTTTGTAACGGTAACGGTTGACGGGTCGAGCGCTGTCAACTGGCCTGTTGGCTGCTGTGTTACTACTGGGCGCGTACCAATTTTTGGACGACGGAAAGTTGCGCCACTTTGTGGCATTGCGCGGGTACCGATTGCCGACACGAAAGGGCGCACTGGGTTTAGCGAGTCGTACACGCTGCCGGTGATGATTTCAGGAAGGATACCGGGCGTACTTTCGGTGTTAATGTCCGGTGCAACGCCCGGTGCTGCTTGCACCATTGCGCTGTTAATGTTTGCGTTTAGTTGTGCAAAGTCTGCACCACCGCGCACAAATGAAGCGATGTATTCGCTAGGTGATGGCAAGCGCAACTTGCGGGCCTGTGCGTAAATCGGTTGCACGGCTGACGCTTCGATTACTGCTGGTGCTTCAATTTCGTTTGACATTTCGGTTACTTCCTTTTCTTGGTCTTGTTCTTTATTTAACTCTACTTCGGGTTCGTTTTGGTGGATACTGGCAGCGACGCGCTCAACCTTGGCGGCCTCAAATGCGCCATAGGGCAAAAGCGACAATTCCTGCCAATCAGCCTTGCTAACAATCATGGTGCCGGCTTCGTCAAAACTAAATTCAACGGGTTGCACCCCAACGGAAAGGCTGTCTAAAACGCCGTCTTTTGCTAGTTGCAAACTTTCGTTACCTAAAACGGTTTCGCTAATTTTGGCTTCAAACATTACAAAGTTGCCTACTTCGGTGCGTTCGGTAACGACGCCGATTGGCTGGGTGCTGTCGTGGTAAAGGTACATTTTTGGTTTTTTACCTTCAAGAGGTAGCGAGCCGGGCAAAAACCTAACCATTTGGCCGTCAGAAACTACGGCGTCAACGTTGTATTCGAGTGCGACGCCAGCAAGGGTGCGACGTGGCAGCGCGTCACCTTTTGCGGCGTCTAAATTTAATTCTTGTGGGGTCAACCTAAGCATTTGCTTGCCTCATTTCCTCGGGCGTTTCCTCAACGTAAACCTCGGTGTTGTATTCGTTTGCTAAATAACTTTCAATGTCAAACATAACACCGGTGCCACGCGGTAGGACGTTATCCGCGCTAAGTGTTTCTTGTATGCAATCTATGTACGGTTTTACGCCGAACGTGTAAAGGTCGCGCGACGCTTCGCTACTTGAAACGTAACTGTAATTTCCAATGCTCACGGAAACGAGGTACGCGGGAACGTTTGCGAGCCTTGCGATCTCTTTTGACTGGTATTCGGCTGCGTCAATTAAAAGCATTTTGTCGGGTGTTGCGGTGTTTGGGATTACCTCTACAAATTCGTTTACCGCGCACGTCGCTGAATTCAATCTTGCGTGATCGTAGGCGGCTGCCATGTCGCTAAGTTCTTGCGCGCTCATGGGTTCGCCACCAACCTGCCGCAAAGTCGTGGCTGGCATGGTTGACAAACTGTTTCGGTTACGGGCCTGCTCTAGTTTAAGCGCGGTGTTAATTGACGTGTAACCAGTGTAAATAAGACCCTGTACTGGCGACATAAATTGAATTACGTCTTTGTAATCTATTGGCAAACCGTTAAACAAAATTTGTTTTGACGGGCCAA